CCTATACAGAGAGTTTGAACCTGACTACCTAATAGCAGTTGACACCAAAATGGTCAATGAAATCATTGCCGCAGGCTATCATAAAGATCATCAAGTTTGGACAAATCCCAACAAAGGTATTACCAGCAAGAGCAATGTAAACTTCTTTAGCCCGCACAAAGGTTGGAGTAGTGGACCTACAGCACTGTGGATGGCCTGCCAACAGCCTTATTCACAGATTTATATATTTGGATTTGATTATCAAGGTCTAGAAGGCAAGTTTAATAATGTCTATGCAGACACTTTTAACTATAAAAAAAGCAATGATCCTGCAACATTTTTTGGCAATTGGTTGAGTCAAACTGAAAAAACTGTTAAAGAATTTAAGAATATTAACTTCTTTAGAGTAATGGAACCGGGGCAATTTGTTCCAGACAAGCTGCAAGGCATCCCCAACCTTCAGCACATCACCTACGAGAATTTTGAACAAAGATTCAAGGGTAGTACTTATACTACCGAAAAACATCAAAAAACTAGCATTTAACACCATTTTGTAATCTTAGTGTTAAATAGAATACAGCCTAACAATCAAGGAGAATACGCTATGGCAGATAAAAATATTCTTGAGCAGATGCTTGGACATCTGGTCAATGACGACAAACAAAAAGCAGAAGAACTATTCCACGAGTATGTGGTATCTAAATCTCGCGAAATCTATGAGCAACTAATCGAAGCTGAAATGGATGACGAAGAAGAAGAAGAAGTTGATGAAGCTTCTGAAGAAGAAAAAGAAGAAGGTGAAGACGACCTAGACGAAAATTTTGAAGACATTGCCTACGAAGGTGATGACGAAGCTAATCCGTTTGGTAGTGATGACAAAACTGATGACCTAGCTGGTGAAATGGGACCAGACGAAGAAGGCGGTGATGAATTTGCTGATAAAGCACCTGAAGAACTATTTCAAGACCTAGACAGTATTGTTGACGAACTACAAGCCAAGTTTGACGCAATGAACGGTGATGACGACATGGGTGGTGACGACATGGGCGGCATGGGTGATGAAGAAGAAATGAAAGACGGTTTTGATCTAGCAACTGTTCGTGAGTATGTTGAGAAAGTTCCAGCAGGCCACGGCGCAGAAAAGAAAGGCCAAGGCGAAAAAGCTGACGGTTCAGCAACTGGTCTTAAGTTTCAAAAGAATGACATGGGCGGAACAAGTGCTAACATCCTAAGTGGTAAAGACGGCCAAGACGGCGGCTACCCAGGTGCAGGCAACACAGTAAAAGGTTCTAGCTTGTTAAAAGGTAAGCCACAACTACAAGACGGTGGTAATGTAAATACTCCTGGTGCTAAGAACGGTAATGCGTTTTCTACTAAAGAACCAGGACACGGTGCTGAGAAAGCTGGTTCTAAAGAATCTGCTGACAAAGCAGCCGCAGGTCTTTTCCGTGGTCGTAGATAATAGGACGACAAGGTGAAGCATACTCTTAGTGAACATTTGAGTTTCGACCAGGCCAAGATTGTGTTGGAGAGCGAGGATGTCGGTGGCAAGAAGTCGCTGCATCTAAACGGGATTTGCATTCAGGGTGATATCCGAAATGCAAATCAACGTATATATTCTTCGCAAGAGATTGGCAAGGCTGTCAAAACGCTTAACGAACAAATCTCTGGCGGATACTCTGTACTAGGAGAAGTTGATCACCCACAGGATTTAAAAATCAATCTAGATCGTGTTAGTCATATGATTACCAAGATGTGGATGGATGGTCCTAACGGCTACGGAAAACTTAAAATACTCCCAACTCCAATGGGGCAGTTAATTCAGTCAATGTTGGAAGCGGGAGTCAAGTTGGGAGTTTCAAGCAGAGGTTCTGGTGAAGTAGATGGATCCGGAAACGTACAGGGGTTTGAAATTATCACTGTGGATGTTGTGGCACAACCAAGCGCCCCGGGAGCATACCCAACACCAGTATACGAACATTTAATGAATACATTAGGTGGAAATAAGGCAATAAACTTATCAAAAGAAGTCCAAGGCGACCCAAAGGCACAGAAATACATAGCAGAGAGCTTGGTGAAGATCATCAAGGGTCTCAAATAACAGTAGGAGAATCACATGCTAGATTTCGTTAAAAAATTGTTTGAAGACAATGTGATTTCCGAAGATATGAAATCGGAAATTGAGTCTGCCTGGCAAGGCAGAATCGAAGAAAACCGTGAACAAGTCACTGCAATGCTACGTGAAGAATTTGCTCAGAAGTATGAGCACGATAAATCCTCATTGGTAGAAGCTGTTGAATCTATGTTAGCTGATCGTTTGTCAGCTGAACTAGGTGAACTAGCCGAAGACCGTCAAGGACTTATTGAAGCAAGAGCTCGTTATGCAAAAAAGATGAAACAAGACTCCGCCGCAATGGAATCTTTTATCATGAACAATTTGCAGAAAGAAATTGCTGAACTACACGAAGACCGTTCAAAGGTAGCAGGAAATGTTAGTCAATTAGAATCTTTTATTGTGGACGCACTGGCGAAAGAAATCGCAGAATTCCACAGCGATAAGAAAGACCTAGCTGAAACCAAAGTTAAATTGGTTCGCGAAAGCAAAGCTAAGTTTGAAGCTATCAAGAAAGACTTTATTGCTCGTTCAAGTCAGATCATTGAAGAAACAGTCTCTAAAGGACTGAAGTCTGAAATGAAACAGTTGAAGGAAGACATCGAAGCAGCCCGCAGAAATGACTTTGGTCGCAGAATATTCGAGAGTTTCGCAAGCGAGTATGCAGCTAGCCATCTCAATGAGAAATCAGAGACAGCTAAACTTCTAAAAGTGCTTGTTCAAAGAGAACAGGAATTAGAAGAAGCCGCAAAAATCGTTGCAGATACACAAAAGTTAGTAGAAAGTCGTGAAGCACAACTACGCACAGCAAAGGACACAATGGCACGCAAAGAAGTTATGAGCGAATTGCTAAACCCATTATCTGGCGACAAGAAAGTAGTTATGCGTGAGCTGTTAGAATCAGTTCAAACAGACAAATTAAGAAATGCTTATGACAAGTATATTCCTTCAGTAATGAACGGCGGTAATACTCCAGTTAAGAAAGCGTTGACCGAAGGCAAAGAAATTACAGGCGATAAGAAACAGGCACAACAATTTAGCAGTGAAGAAAAAACTGCTGAAATTTTTGACATCCGCAGGCTTGCGGGACTAAAAGTTTAAGGAGAACTACTATGTCACAATTACTCGAGTCACGCTGGTCGGAGACCAAAGAGGCCCTATTAGAAGGTCTACAAGGTAACAAGCGTTCAGTAATGGCAACTACTCTAGAGAATACCCGCAAGTATCTCGCAGAAAGTGCTACTGCTGGAGCTACTTCCGCTGGCAACGTTGCAACACTTAACCGTGTTATTCTACCCGTCATCAGACGTGTAATGCCAACCGTTATCGCTAACGAGTTGGTAGGTGTCCAGCCTATGACTGGCCCAGTTGGTCAAATTCACACATTGCGTGTGCGTTACGCTGACACATTCGCATCTAGCGGTGGTACTAGTACTACAGCTGGTGATGAGGCACTAAGCCCGTTCAAGATTGCTGAAGGCTACTCTGGTGCTGCTGCTACTGACAAGGCCGCTGCTACTGCTGCTCTTGAAGGTGTAGCTGGTAACAGAATGAGCATCCAAATCTTGAAACAAACCGTCGAAGCTAAGACACGCAAGTTGTCAGCTCGTTGGACGTTTGAAGCTGCTCAAGATGCACAAGCCCAACAAGGCATTGACATCGAAGCAGAAATCATGGCTGCTCTAGCACAAGAAATTACTGCTGAAATCGACCAAGAAGTTATTGCTTCTTTGAACAGCCTAGCTGGTACAGTTTTAACTTATGACCAAGCTGCTGTTTCTGGTACTGCTACATTCGTTGGTGACGAACACGCTGCTCTAGCTGTTCAGATCAATCGTGCAGCTAACTTGATCGCTCAGCGTACACGTCGTGGTGCTGGTAACTACGCTGTTGTATCTCCAACAGTATTGACATTGCTACAAAGCGCAACAACTTCTGCGTTCGCAAGAACAACGGAAGGTACTTTCGAAGCTCCTACAAACACCAAGTTTGTTGGTACATTGAACAGCGCAATGAAAGTTTATGTTAACGGTTACGCAACAACTGATGATGTTCTTATCGGTTACAAAGGTTCTAGCGAGTCTGATGCTCCAGCATTCTATTGCCCATACATTCCATTGATGAGCAGTGGTGTTGTTCTTGACCCAGCAACTTTCGAACCAGTCGTATCATTCATGACACGTTATGGTTATGTTGAGTTGACAAATACAGCTTCTTCTCTAGGTAACGCAGCTGACTACCTAGCAAAAGTTGCAGTAACTTCCGCTAACCTACGTTTCGCTTAATCAGCAAGCGTATTACGCAAATCCAAAAAGGCTCTTCGGAGCCTTTTTGTTTGACTTAAATATCAGGATGAAAATAGAATCAGACAAAGACTTTGAACAGCTTCGTGCTCAGTATAGTGCATGGCGTAAGCGTTTTCCTATGTTTATACACGATGTGAAACTGATTGAAAAGATCATAGACGAGCATATACAAGCGCATAGTAAAATAATGGTATTACATAGGCAGACTCACAGTAATAGTTATTTAGAAAAAGCACAACTAGAAATAGATGCTATCAATAAAATAATAGACACTGTAGAAAAAATGGAACTGATGGCTATGCTGAGCCGCGGATAAATAAAGTATCTAAGTATATTATGCAGAATCCCTCTGCGTAGACCTAGAACGTCAACAAAGGAGAAACAAATGGGACGTCCACTAAACAAGAAATTTTTTGGTTTATTAGATGATGGTACTAACATCACAGTAAACTGCCAAGTAGGATCAAACGCAGAATCTACAGTAGGTTATATCTTACGCCAACGCTCATCGAAACGATTTTTAGTTAACGATGCCAAAGACGGTACAAAAGTACTGCCAGCTGGCTCAGGTACAGGTAATGTAGGAGTTTGCCAACTAGTAAATAAACTAGACGGTGCATTGGATGCAAATGAAATGAGCATCATGGGTGAATTTAACGGACAGGGCGTATTAATAGCCAAGCTAACCAACAAGATTGCTGTGGGTTTTAACGGTACAAGATACAAATGGACAATAACCAACGACTCTACAACCAGCATACTTTCTTTAACACTACCGTAATCTAGGAATCAGCAATGGGACAGTTTTTTCGCGTCAACGGCGATTATAATATTAAAGTTAGAGATGGCGGTACTATTAAATTAGATACTGGTACATCTGGCGACACCATCATAACTGGTAACCTAACAGTTCAAGGTGATGTTACCTCTGTTT